TCACTCATTGCTGCGTCAACAGATTTAGAAAACTCTTCATCATTGTCATAGCTATCAACGGCTTCTTCTGAAACTTGTTCAGCGTTGCCCATGCGTCCGCCTTGTTCCATCTTCATTAAACCATCTTGAGCTTCTTTACGCATTGCTTCAAGTTTAGCAATGCCATAATATCTTGTAACATCTGCAGGAAAGACATATTCACCGGGGCTAAGTTTTGCATCAACGTCATCCCTAACTTCTTCTTTCAAAGAACCTAAAGGAACGTCATTACCGCTAACTTCATCAACGGTTCCGCCCTCTTGCATAATGCCGCCGTCAGCAAGCATTTTACTTTTTCTATTTTTGTACATTTATTTCATCCTTCAAATACTTAAGATGCCGCAAAGCAGAAATGGCACCTTGTGCTTTATACAAATCAATTGGCTCTGTTGACTGTTCTAGTTTTCGTTGGTGCTGCATAATGTAGTGATCAATCATTTCTTCAAAAGCTTGCCATTGAAGAGGTGTATTAACCATCGGTTTCAGTTTAGCTAAATACTCTTTCATGCCATTGGACCCGGTGCAGGAGCAGGAGGAGCGGCAGAGAAGCCCTGCATTCCCGGCTCAGGAGGCGCTCCAACGCCAATGTTGCCACCACCACCGCCTGTCTGATCTGCAACGCTTGGTGGGCCTGCTACGCCCTGTGCGGGGGGTGCTCCGGGTGGTGATGCTGCAGGAGCTTGTTGTTGCTGAAGCAAAGCTGCTTGCTTCATTGCCTCATCCATGTTGTTAGTAACCTTTTCTGGATCAAGCTCCATGCTCTTAGCAATTTCACGAATGATGTAAGGAAACTTAGCAAAGGGAGCAAGAGAGGGCTGACTAGCAATTTGCAAGAACTGCATCAATCGTTGACTACGAACCTCGTTAGCCATTAAGCTTTCTGTACCACGAGCATTAACTTCCAAGTCTCCTTTAATTTCAGGATCGTAATCAAACTGCATATTGAAGTTAAAGTATGCTTTACCAATTGGGCCAAGCAAATAATCATCAATATTTTTAATTACTGTTTTAACACTGCCAGAGGCAGCGTTCATCAACATGGAAATACCAGAGGCTGTGCGACCTACACCAGACACTCCTGTCTGTCCATGAGAGAAGGAAGGAACCCCTGTAGATTCATCAGCAAGCTGACGAGCTTTATCGAACAGTTGCAAATTCTCTTGAGCTACGTTAGGAAACTTTGTACCAAACAAGCTTTGACCCGGTGCGCCGCCTTGTCTGCGAAACACTTTACCCGGATGAACTGAAAAGTCTTGTCCGGGGACTAGATTGGTTTCGTCAATTTCAAAAACCAAATTACCAGACAACACAGCATTATCAACAGCCATACGCATAAAGCCGTTCATCAGAGTCTGTGTGTCGTCCATGTTTTCACCAACACCAACGCCTGCTAGAGAATATGGATTTAACTCATACGGCACAGCATAGTATGGAATCTTTGATGGCTTGAAAGGATTCAACACAAGCCTAATAATCTTATTGTTACAATACCAGATGTTTGCTTGTAGCTCTCCTTCATTTTCAAGGTCTGCGGGAATATCAATGTCGTTTTCAATCAACATTTCGATATCGACATTACCCCAATATTCCAACACTTCAAACCGATCAATACCAAAGTTTGGAGCAAAGTCTTTTAGATCGTCTTCCCAATATTTCTTTGTATACGATTCTCCTTCTTCAATAACTTCGTCAATAACTTTGCTACGAAAGAACGGACGCCGTTTCAACGCTCTCATCTGTGAACGATTAAGTTTGTGTCGTTCAATTACATATTGACATTCGTCAGTGTTATTAGCGTCAGTGTCCCAATAGAAGTTCCAAATAGAAACGCTAGAAAGCTCTGGTACAGTTTTAATCAGAGGATTGTATTTGCCATCTTCTTGCCAATATGGGTATTCCTTATTTGTACCAAAAGGCCCTTTCATTACCCCCGTACCAAACAGGGCCATTTCAAAAGCAACAGAACGAAGATGCTTCGACGCATTGCTTTCATTAAGCTGGTCATGAATTTTCTTTTCCATCTTCTTAGCAGCCACCATAGCTGGACTAAAAGTAATTGATGTTGGTGTTACACCGGGGCCTTCTTTTAATCCCGGCAAGTCTTTGAGTTCATCTTTCATTGAACCAAGAAGCTCTTCAAGCGTGTCTAGGTTAAAGTCTGCAGTGATTCCTGCACTTCCTTTTTCACCATAAGGAATATTTAACTTTTGTTTTTCTTCAGAAGGTGGCTCTTTAGGATCGAAATGAACATCAGCAACAATACCATCTGGCAATACCGAAGGATCAATGCTAATCGGAAACTTATTGTTAGACAACAACACATCAACAATTTGCCCGTAAGTGGCAAGTGTCTTGGTCTTTGTAACTTTAATAAACACCCGAGACTTTTCAGTTTCAGTGAATTGAACATCGGGTCCGTACAAACCACGATAGTTTCGATAGGCACGAAGCCAACGAATTTCATCAGCGCGACGACCTTCTTCGGAGCGAGTAAATCGTTCCCTCATAAAAGCAATAAGAGAGTTTCCCTTAAACCCCAAAGGGTCACCAACATTCTTAGCATCTGCTAGCGCTAAAGAAGTATCTGGCGTATATTGTGTTTGTTTCGTTGCCATGTTTTCCTTAATATCAATAGCCAAAAGTTTTATCAGCCATAGGCATTCCTGATGCCTTTGAAGTAGTAGGATTATAGTCCCAAATACTACTACGCGGTCTACTCATAATACCATACCTAATAGCGTCATACAAATGGTCTTCTGATTTAGTGTCAATGTCTTCAGGATTTCTTTTGTCTAATGGTATTACAGGTAATTGAGCAATAACATTAATACAGTTACTTGTTATAACCATTTTAGGCATATTTGTAAATGGATCAGTCTGTAATCGCCTATGTAACTGCTGCTTACCAGCAACCCTACTACCAGCACTACGATCAGCAGGACGCCAACGACAGCCCTCCAGTATCATTTGCTCAGCAATGGAGGGGCCGTTATCACCACGCTTAGCCCAGCAGCTACTGTCTAAAACACCATACCTAATTATCCCATCTTTTGCTTCAATTTGATTAATCATCTTAGCTAAATCAATAGCAATAACTTTAGATACATATAATTCCCTATAAATTATGAGTTGATCGCTAGGAGACACAGCAAACCACACTATTGCGCTGTAGCTTCCATACCCATAATCGCCTGACCTAAACCTAGTCCAGTTTTGTGGAATGTCAAAAGGCTCAACAACGTGAATAGTTCTATTAAACTCTGGAAATGCTGCACCTTCAGCCACATCCCAGTTGCCTTCTAGCAATTGCTTGCGTTGTTGTTCTGGCAAAGACAACAACATGGTTTCATAATCACCAGATTCTGCCAAATAAGGATTGTCCGCCAGCATTGCTGGTATAAACCTACGTTTAAACAGGGGTAAACCCTCTTTGCTGTGGCCTTTTGGGTACAACATTGTCTGCCCTGTTTCAATATCGGTGGCATTGAAAGCTTTTCTAGCAGGCGAAGGGTCAATAAACATCTTTTTCACCCAAGCATGACCCGGCCCACCCGGATTTGTCGTTGCTCTCATGAAAATAGGAAGGTCTGCTGCAGGAGTACGAAGCCGCGAACGCATATAGTTCCATGCAAACGGCGTATGCCACTGCGTAAGTTCGTCAAAACCAATCCAACTAAAGGCTAGTCCCTGATAACGAAGCACATCTTCGTCCCTATCTAGGTATGACATCCACAATCTAGCCCCTGAAGGAGCCTGCCATTGCATCTTACGCTCACTCCATTTAATACCGGGGTAAATCTTGGGATACATTTCCTGAGATTTCCAGATAAGTTCACGAAGTTCTTCGGTTGTATGCCGCAACAACAAACCAGAGAATTGTGGATGACCCATATATCGCAAAGGATCAGCTAACATGGCATAGCTTTTACCACCACCAGCACTACCGCCATACAAAACCTCACGCTCAGAAGCTGCTAGAAAGACTGACTGAGGGCCAGCATTGGGTTTAAATACAATGTTCTGAGTCTCCAAGGGTGCCACTGTCAAAACTGGCTCTGAGCTTTCTATATTTATCGCTGCTGAGGTAGGGGTCTTCTTCTTTGACGCCGAGGCGCTGCTCGTACTCTTCGGCCTTCCTAAGCGCTTCCTCGTAGCGCTGGGCAAGCTTGCGATAAGTTGCAGATTTTCTTTTACGGGACTGTTCATCTTTGATTCGTTTCAACAAACCTACGTGAGATATTGTTCTACCAGTTAGCTTACTCAACCATGCTGCAACATCTCTAGATGAATACTGCTTTAAATGCTTCTTAGCTTTCTCTAACGCCTCAAGCTCGTTTGGTATGGGGTCAAGCCAACCATCATCAACCCCTTCTTTATAACCAAACGGAACAGTTCTTCCTATTTTTGGGATGCTAACATATGTTGTTGTATCTATTGGCTGTGGAAGCACCCACGCCCCTAAACCACTCATCAGTCTTCCTCGCGGTCTTTCGCAGGTAATATCATCACACCATTGGTTGCTTCAACAACCACCTTCTCTGTCTTAACAAAACCAGCACGATCAAGAAAGTCTTTAGCAGCATTAATCTTTTCTTTAATACCAAGCTGTGTAGGATCGTCAATAGCGCCAACTACAGCATAAGCAGCTTTAGGGGCATTCATTGCAATGTAGAGTTGGGTAGCATCAATAATCTCTTCTTTGAGATAGTTGGTTAGCTGACGAGTGCTATAGCCACGAGAGAAACCAGCAAGCTCTTTAGCAACGTTAATGTTACCGCCTGCTTCGTCAAACAAAACTTCAAGAAACTTCTTGTGCATTTCAGATAATTCTTTAGCCATGTTTTTCCTTAAGTTACTACTGAATAAAGTTCTTCAGCTTTAATTGACACTGTGATTGCAGAGTTGCTACTAGCAAGCCCTCTGATTACATCGTTTTGTTGCAGGGTGAAACCGTTAGTTAGTTGAATAACACTACGTCCATACATTGGAACTTGCTCAGCTATTGTGTAGTAGGTTGAACTAACAGAATCGTACCAGTCTAATGAGAAGGTGACGGTGGTGTTTAAACTGTTAGATACAACGATGCTAGTAATTTCAGAAGTACGTCTAACAGGGGCGGTGTAGACAACAATATTACTTGTCGTTAGTTCTTTACCTAGCGTTCTATTTTTAGTTATCATGTTAAGTCGTAGAAAGAAAAAGAACCAATACCACCACCAGTCCCCGATATTGTTCTAGCAGCTAATGTATAAATATCACTAACGCTAGTTAAAGAAACACCAATCTGTAAGTCCCAGTTGTAACCAGAACCTGTAGCCAATGGTACTCTTCCTGATTTTCCTGTAGTGAATTCACTATATACAATTGTTCCACCAGACATAGAAGTAGAAACTAAGTCTTGCTCTACATTAGAGTTTGAAGCAACTGCTGTCCATGTTGGTGTTGTCAGTGTAGTATTTTTAAATAAAGCCAACTCATAATTGTCTGAGGTGGTTGGTAAGAAGTTTAAATTATATGGAAGCACTACAGCACCTAATGCTGTTGAAGCCAACCTAATAGACACTAATGGTTTAAACGTTGTTGTTATGTATGTTCCAGATGTAGCAGACACCATCCTAGCTGAGTGTTCTTGTGATACTGCTTCATAACCACCCTCAGACATAATGGAAGAACAAATCTGTTTTAGTGTTGAAGATGAAGCTGCAGTTCCTATATTAGTAATTTCATAACGAACAGGAAGAATTGCTGTAGTCATATATACAGAAGTTTGCTCGTTAGCATTATGAAATGTATGAGCAACAATGAAACTGCCATTAATGACAAAACCACATCTAACACTACCAACACCAAGCCATTCAAAGTCTAAGAACAATATTTGTGTTTTAGTAAGATCAAGTGTAATTCCACTAGCACCAGTACCATCTAGTTTATCTCCATTCCAACTAGCCTTGTCTACATACCTAGCATCACTAGCACTACCACTCGTAGCTGTTCTTAAAACAAATGTAATACCATTGGCACCTTGTTCTAAAAACACACCATTAGCTGTATTGAAATAACCAACTCGTTGACGAAGATTTGTCTTAGCTTGATTCATCTTAAATGTAGCCAACAACAACAAACTCTTGCCCGGTTGATATGGAAATACTCGGAAGGTCTGTCTAACCACTTCATCACCTGAAGTAGCTGATACATCCATACTCACTGAAGATTCATTAGGGAGATGAGTAGCTGCTCCAGAACCAGAGGTTGATGTGCTAAACTGACCGTCAATAGCATATCTATTCTGGCTATCAAAGAGTGTGTATGGTTGACTTACACGAAGCCTACCAAAAGCATCAACAGCAGTTCCGTCAAAGGAAACGGCATTGCCCCCATTACCAGCAAGCCTAACTACTGAAGGATAGCTTGTTATACTCATTATTATTTCTTCTTCATCCGTGAAGCTTCAGACAGAGCAATGGCAATGGCCTGCTTTGGGTTTTTAACAAGAGGACCACCCTTACCACTATGCAAGCCCTTGTCCTTAAACTCGCCCATTACCGTAGCCACCTTCTTTGTTTGTTTCTTTGTCATTGTTGCCATTGTTATTTCCTCATCTAAAATTAGCTGTCTTCTTAGCCACACCCTTAGGCTGTGCTACAAACTGTTTACCCTGTGCTGTGCCTTTACGCTTGGCCTTGGTTGTGGCAGCATACTCAGCAGAGGTTAAAGCTTTGATGGCCTTCTCAGGCAAGTAACGCTCTCCTGTTTCAGACGAGGGTTTACCAGACTTTGTTTGCCATTTCTGATCTCCCCAATCCTTCAAAGACTTCTGAGGAGCTTTCATTATTTATAAGCTCCACCTTTTTCTTTATATGCTTTTGCTAATAGCTGAGCTTTTCTAGCTGACCATTCACCAGCATCACCACCGCTGCTACCAGCTTTAATCTTTTCAAACAAAGCTTTACGCATTGTGGGTTTGGTATAATTGCCAGCAGCATTAACTTTAGATTTAGTAGCCATAAATTACTTAGCGATGTTTAACATTACTATTACTTTTATCAACACATCTGATAGCTGCCACTTTTATGTTAGTAGCAGATAACAAAGCAACAACCTCTAATACTGTCTCTTCTGTTTTAGCTTCACAGCTTTCTTTGTCTTTAAAGACTTGCCAGTTTTGATATTCAACAACAGTGCAAGAGAGGCCAATACAAAGAAGATATTGAGCTATAAACATAATCTACCACTTAACTTTATCTGCCCAATAAGCAGCACTCATCTTACCCTTATCAATGTTCTTAGCATGCCTAGCTTTAAACGCCTCATTACGCTTACTACCATCAGGACTGCCTTGCACACCCTGCTGACCAAACCTAATGAGCTTCACCACATCACCATCTTTAGCCAACACAACATGGCTCTTGCTGGGATGTGATGGGGTTGCTTTAGGTTTGTTGTAGCCAGAGAACTCTTCAGAGCCTCGTTTAATTTGAGCCATGTTGTTGTTGGTTATACTGATAATTTAAAAACACAGTATAACGTTTCAACACTTCCCTTTAACAGAACCACCCTTATTCATCATAGGCTTCTTAGAAGGCTTAGCCATACCAACAGCAATGACAATAGAAGGAGCTTTAGACATGCCTTTAGCAGCACCCTTAGCAGGAGCCTTGGCGGCTACAGCACCACCCTTAGCCATCATTGGTTGTTTCATAGCCATACCTCCATAGTTCATCATTGCACCACCCATAGACATTTTAACATTTTTCACCATTCCCCCTTTAGCCATTGATGGCTTATAAGACGCCTGCTCTAGCTCATTGGCTTTATCAAGATAGACATTACGAACATCTTGTGGCAAAGACTTATCTTTAGCCATCTCACGATATTTAGCAGCTTTGGCTGCAGTGTTTGAAGCAGATGGAGGAGTGGTAGCCATGGTTTCTTTCATTAACAACTAAAGAGGCTATGCCTCACAACTATAAGAGTTATACAACAAACTTCTTATCTCTCCATCCTTCAGCTTTCATTGCTTTCTCAACAACATCTAAAGGAAGATACATACCACTATGTTTCTCT